ATAAATTGTTTATGGTAATTCATAGTTACTATGAGAAGTCTGACAAGACTTCAATGAGTAAGAGTGATTTAGAATTAGCATATCATAGTAGTTATCTACTAGAAGATAGTGAACGCAATGAACTATCAGACCTATTAGATAGAATACTAGAACTTGAGTTAACAGAACAAAATGTGTATGCATATCTTAATGCACACAAGCAACGATGTGTCGCAGGTGAGTTGGCTAAGCTTGCATTAGATGTAGAAGATGGTACGGCTAAAGTAGAAGAGTTAACTAATAAAATAAAAGAATTAGATACTGATGATGATGTTAAAGACGAGATTGATTTTGTTAATATGGATTTAGATTACTTATATAATTCTCAAATACAATCACCAGGATTACGATGGAGATTATCTTGGCTTAACAAATCATTAGGTTCATTACGCAAAGGTGACTTTGGTTTTATCTTTGCTAGACCAGAAACAGGTAAGACTACCTTTCTTGCAAGTGAGATAACACATATGCTTACACAAACTGATGGTGATATACTATGGTTTAACAACGAAGAACAAGGTAATAAAGTAGGAGTTAGATGTCATCAAGCTATGTTAGGTGCAACTATTCAAGAGTTATTTAATAATAATAGAGAAGCTAACAAAGAAAAATATGAACAAGTAACACAGAATCGTATTAAAATATTAAACCTAGAAGATAGTGGTGATACCCAACGTATAGAATATATACTTAAAGAAACAAAACCTGCTCTTATTATCTTTGACCAGATAGATAAGATACGAGGATTTAAATCAGATAGATATGACTTACAACTTAAGTCTCTATATCAATGGGCTAGAGAGTTAGCTAAGAAACATGCACCAGTCATTGCAGTAAGCCAAGCCGGTGGTACTGGCGAAGGCAAGTTGTGGTTAACAATGGATGATGTAGACAGCAGCAAGACTGCGAAGCAAGGTGAAGCTGACTGGATACTTGGTATTGGTAAAGAACAAGACAATACAAGTAACATGCGTTTCTTAAACATTAGTAAAAATAAACTGTTAGGTGATAAAGATACATTGCCTGACCTAAGACATGGTAATGCACAAGTCTTAATTAAACCAGAGATAGCGAGGTATGAAGAACTATGAGTTACTTAGTCTTAGATGTAGAAACAACTATTAGTAACAAAGGTAATCCATTTGATAAGTCTAACAAACTTTGTATGGTTGGTATGCTGGCAGCAGAAGAGATAGCTATCTTTGATATAGAATACTCCGTGGACCCCTACAAGGAATCACTTGACAGAATCCAATTAGCCGTGGATAAGTGCGATGTGCTTGTAGGGTTTAATATTAAATTTGATTTACATTGGTTACGTAGATATGGTATTAACTTTACAGGTAAACGAATCTGGGATTGTCAGTTAGTAGAATATGTACTGTCTAATCAAGAGAACTCTTACCCATCACTCAATGCTACTGCTGAGTACTATGACTTAGGCAGTAAGCTTGATGAGGTTAAAGAAAACTATTGGAAGAATGGTATTGATACTGACAAAGTACCCAAAGATATTCTAACAGAGTATCTTAAACAAGATGTAGAACTAACTGAAAAAGTTATGTACAAACAAATGGAAAGACTTAATCAGTTACCACATCTTAAACGATTGGTTTCATTACACAATCAAGACTTACTTGTCTTAGAAGATATGGAATACAACGGTATGACATATGATTATGACAAGTCTAAAATACTAGGAGATGAACTTGAACTTCAGATCGACAAACTTAACAACAGGCTTACTAACTATCATGCTTACGATAATTTTAATCCCAATTCTGGGGAGCATCTTTCTGCTTTTCTTTACGGTGGGAGTATTAAAGAGCGTTTTCAACGCCCCATTGGACATTTTAAGACTGGCTCACGCACAGGCGAAGTCAAGTATAGGTGGGAAGAAAGAGACAAAGAATTTACCAGACGAATAAATCCTTTACCTAATACAGAACTTAAGAAAGAAGGTTTCTTTAGTACCAATGAAGAAACATTACGTAAACTTAAACCTAAAACAAACGAAGGTAAAGACATACTAAAAATTATATTGGCACGAGCTAGCATGCAAAAACGTATGACTACATACTATCATGGTGTGCCTCAACTAATTGATGAGATGAATTGGAAAGGAGGTATCATCCATGGTCAACTCAATCAATGTAGAACAAGAACAGGTAGGCTAAGTAGTAGCTCACCTAACTTACAAAACTTTGATGGTGAGATTAAAACTCTCTTTCCATCTAGATACGGAGAATAATATGAATGAAGAAGATAACTGGGAACATTTAAAAGAAATGATAAAACTAAAAGCAAAAGAAATCGACGAAGAAAAACAAGCTCAAGAAGAAGCACATAAACATTTTGTTTCAGTTGAGTTTAGTCATATGTTAGTTGAAGATGGTGTAGCTAGCACTTTTGGTAAACTAAGTAAAAAAGCTCAACGAGAGATACGAGCAATGATAACATTACACGGAAACAATTTACTATGATACTTAATGCAGATGCAAAACAACTAGAATGGGTATGTGCTGCGTTCTTATCTCAAGATAGTGTAGCTATTAAAGAGATAATGGGAGAGACAGATCAACATACAGATAATCAAAAAAGATTTGGATTACCTAGTAGATTAGTTGCAAAGACTTTTGTCTTTAGATTAATCTATGGTGGTAGTGCTTATAGTTATGCCAATGATCCAAACTTTAAGGATATAGGTAATGAAAAGTTTTGGCAAAATGTAATCGATCAGTTCTATACAAAGTATAGTGGTCTAAAGAAATGGCATGATGACATTATGTTTAAAGTTAAACAAACTAATCAATTAGTTATGCCTTCAGGTAGAACATACAAGTACCTACCTGAAACAAATAGTATGGGTAATCTTAAATATCCACGCACCCGAATCCTTAACTACCCAGTGCAAGGATTGGGTGCTGACTTGATGGCTATAGTCCGTGTAAGTTTATACAACAAAATAGTTAAACTACCAGGAGTTAAACTAATTAATACTGTACATGATAGTATTATGCTTGACTATGATCCAAAGGTATGTTATACTAATAGTATAGTAGAAATAGTTAAAGAATGTTTTCACAATGTACCTGATAATTTTACAAAATTATTTGGTAAAAAATTCAACTTACCTATGAGAGTTGATATACAAACAGGAAAATCATGGGGTAACCTAACTGATATATAAGGAGATTATATGCAAGTAAATGTTGTAGATGTATCAACGTTAAATACTCACCAAGCTAAGAATGGTAGACAATATCAATCAATCGAAGTGATGTATAAAAATGACCAAGGACAAGCTCAATCTAAAAAGCTAATGTCGTTTGCAAACCCTGCTGTATTTAAAGCTGCACAAGCTTGGCAAAAAGGTGATGTAATACATGTTAGTACAGAGAAAGATCCAAATGGTTATTGGCAATGGACAGCAGTAGGTTCAGCAGATGCCGTTACAGATACACGTAACGACACTGATGCACCAGCTCAAGCCCAGGTAAGTTCTACAAAGACTCGTGTTACTGGTAGTAACTATGAGACTAAAGATGAGCGTGCTGCTAGGCAAGTAATGATAGTCCGTCAATCATCTTTAGCAAATGCTGTAAGTACTTTAGCATTGTCTGGTAGTCAAGCATCAGCTAATGATGTTATTAGTTTAGCTAAACTATATGAAGGATATGTTTTATCAGACTCAACACAAGTAGATAGTATTGATGATATCTCTAGTGATATACCTTTTTAGGAGTAACTATGGAATATATAGATAAACGTCTTGCAGTATCAGGAGGAGTAATTCTCTTCCTTCTGTTACTAAGTATAACTTTATATCAACCTTATACAGGTATTGATTTAGGAAAAGAATATGTATTGGCTGATATAAAACCTACTGAAGCTTCTCCTTTACCACCATTACAAATGAAAGTATATGGATTTGAATAGGAGATAGTAACTATGCAAGCTTTAATTGACCATGATTTAGTTGTATTTAGATGTGCAGCATCTGCAGAAGAAGATCCATTTAATATTGCAGTTGCTCGTGCTGAAGAATTGTTAGACCAGTTGTTAGAAAAAACAGGAGCAGATAGCTATCGTGCATTCTTATCTGGTAAGACTAACTTCCGTAAGTCTATCTATCCAGAGTACAAGGCTAATCGTACTGCACCTAAGCCTAAGCATCTAGAAGAATTAAGACAGTATGCTTTAGAAAGTATGGGTGCAGAACTAGCACCTGAAGGATTAGAAGCTGATGATGCTATGGGTATCAATCAAACAGATGATACTGTTATTGTATCCTTAGATAAAGATATGCTTATGATACCTGGTAAACATTTTTCATGGGAGATTAAAGGTAAAGGTTGGGTTAAACCTGACACTTGGACAGAGCAAAGTGAGATAGAAGGACTACGTCTTTTCTTTGAACAATGTCTCAAGGGAGATTCTGCTGATAATATCAAAGGTATCGAGAAGGTTGGACCAAAGAAAGCGAAAGCTTTACTTGCTGGATGTAACACGGATCAAAAGATGTTTAACAAGGTCCGTGATGCATACAGTAATGATGAAGAATTTTTGATGAATGCATCTGTGCTTTGGATTATGCAATCTAAAGATGATGTGTTTGAGGATAGGTTTAATGCCTACATTCAAAAGTAAACTAGAAGTTAAAGCTTGGAAACTACTTAAACAACACTTTCCGAGAGTTAAGTATGAGCCTGATGTAATACAATACATACAGCCAATTAAGTCACGGAAATATAATCCTGATTTTAAGATGGCAAAGAATGTATACATAGAAGCAAAAGGTAAACTTGACTTAGCTACTAGACAAAAAATGGTTTGGTTTAAAGAATGTAATCCTGAAGTCACCATAATATTCTTATTTATGAATCCAGATAATAAGATAACCAAACGTAGTAAAACAACATACTGGCAATGGGCTGAGAAAGCAGGGTTCATGTGGCTGGACTTTAGAAAGGATTGGATTAATGATTATAAAAAACTTAGTAGAAAATGATGATGGTAGTGTTGACTTTGATTTTAAAGTTGACAAACAAGAAACAGAGTTTCTGTTATCTTATGCTATCAAAGCTCTCATGCGTGAGGGTATAATTAAAACATCAGAAGAAGAATTTGCAGAGCAAGAAGTAGATCTTCCAATGGAGACGACACATTAATGAAAAAACATTTAGTAATAGGAGATACCCAGGTTAAGCCTGGGATTTCTTTATCTTATTTAACATGGATAGGTAAGTATATTGTAGACAAGCAGCCAGATGTAGTTGTAATGATTGGTGACTTTGCAGATATGCCTAGTCTATCTTCCTACGATGTAGGTAAAAAATCTTTTGAAGGTAGAACATACAAAGCAGATATTAATGCATCATTAAAAGGTA